ATCATCAGCCAACATAGGGGGGGAGGGGGTCAAGACACAGTTACGCTGTCAGATACATATATATTAACCAGCGTCTAAAAAAATTTCGCTTTCAAGGGGGCTTATTTGCGGCCTAGGCCTTTTGGCCCATTATTACGTCCGCGGTTCTTTTTCTTGGACATAACTCTAAGATTACCTTTGGAGTTATTCTTAGGGTTACCATCCTTGTGGTCAATATCTTTACCTTTGATGGCTTTCTTGCCATACAGCCGAGCAGCCTTTCTGCGGGCCTTATTGCGCGCTGCTCTCCGTTTTTTTTGTAAAGGGGAAGAATGGTATTCGTAATCCTTACGTTTAGCTTCTGCTGATGTTTGCTTTTTTCTTTTGTGAGCCATGTGGGTTATTATAACATATGCGGACACAGCTTCGCCATAGGCGGGTCATTGACTTTTTGCGAGCTAGGTATTACGATCAGTTTACTCATGGGTCAATGGCTTAATTTTTTAAGCTTTCCTTCATGCTATTTCGGGGAAAGCAACCTATAATCTCTAAGGGGGTTTAGTCCTGGGAGACTCTCTTTGAAGTTTAGTGTCGTTCTTGGCGATTACCAATTTTACCGTTTTCACCCTTGGGGCTTGCAAATGGACTATAATGTGTTTATGCTCGCGATTATAACATAGGATTTTTATATGTCTAGTCCAAAAGAAGAATTATTAATAAAAATAAAGGAATCTGTTCTTGAGTTTGCTACTGATGAGAAGTTTGATAAGATAAAGTGCTTATCTAAGTACGACCCAGACAAGGTATCTAATATATTGTATTTGTTTAGTATAGGTAAGACGCAGACGCAAATTGTGAAGAAGTATGGTTTTCACAGGCAGACGGTGATAAGTATACTTTCGGATTACGCGGATCATTTGGGTAAGTTCAAGGAATTGGGTGGTAAGCTTGCGGCCAGGAACTATCTTCAGTTAACTTCTTTGGAGGAGGATTTGGTGGAGAAGGTGCGGGACAGGCTGGAGAATGACCCAGAGATGGAGGTAAGCTTCCGCGATCTTAAGGAGCTTTCAATAGCAAAGGCTAATGCTAGTCGTGAGGCCTTGACCGCGAGAGGCGAAGCCAGTAATATAACTGAGGAGAGGAAGGTAGTAACGCAAGAGGATTACGAGGATACTATCAAGGCAGCGAAGGAAAGACTTGAGGCACTTAAAAAAGCGGATATAATAGAATTAGATGATTGATAGTGACTACGATGAATTATTTGACAGGGTTCGCGGCAATTTGGGTGAACACTTTTCAAACTACATGTTTATAGTCATGGACGATGATGGCGACTTATTCTATGATTATACTAACTTTAGGGTTGGTAGGATGCTTGTTAAGGAGACCAGTGAAGACATGGAGGGCAAGACTGATATGCTTGATGTCATATGGGAAGAAGAAATCATAGAAGAGGGCGAGGAAGAAGATGGAACTGACTTTTACTAAGCATCCCTTATTGGATGCACCAACGGACGAGGAGATAGTCCTTCTCGCGGAAAGAGACCCACAGCTGCTTAGGCAGCTTTTTGAGGTTCATGAGGGTAGGATCAAGGCCGCGGAGGATGATCCTGTGCGTTATGGTTTTGACCTTGAGGGCTGGACTAGGATCAGAGATGGCTTAGAGGAGTACAATGAAGTACTTGTTCTGGGTGGTAATAGATCTGGTAAGACTACAGGTTGTGCAAAGATGCTTATGGAGGCTGTTATGAATAATAATGACGGACATATAGTATGCTTTAGTCAGAACGCAGATACTAGTATTAAGGTTCAGCAGTCTGCGGTCTGGGAGATGATGCCCAAGGAGTTCAGAAAGAAGACTAAGAGTACAGAGGGTTATATTAATTTCTCTATGCAGAATGGGTTCACTGGTAGTTCGTTTATATTTCCAGATACTAGAACTAGGGTGGACTTTAAGACTTATACGCAGTTCACTAACAATCAGACTATTTTGGAGGGTTTTGAGTTCGGTTTTAAGCAGCAGAGTTCTAATAACATTGGTGCCTGGATGGACGAGTACTTGGGCGACGCGGCTCTGGTTAACACGTTAAGATTCCGTCTTGCTACCAGAAACTCTAAGATGCTTATAGGATTTACCCCTATTGATGGTTACACACCATTCGTGGCAGATTATATTAAGGGAGCTGAGACATTGCAGACCAAGCCAGCGGCATTGCTGGACAGGGATGTCCCAGTAAAGCAGTACAGTCCAGATCGCGATGCATCTGTAGTATATCTGCACTCTGACGAGAATCCGTTTGGTGGATATGATCGTATAGCTAAGGATTTGAAGAATAGGCCCGAAGAGGAGATATTGGTTCGTGCTTATGGTATACCAGTCAAGAGTATGACTTCACTTGTACCTATGTTTAACACGGAAGTGAATGTTCTGTCGGACGTAGAAAACAAGCATGGTATGAGTTTTCCAGATATATCTTCAAAGAGATTTACTTGTTATCAAGTTGTTGACCCAGCTGGGGCCAGAAACTATGTTAGTATCTGGGCTGCTGTAAATAAAGATGGAGAAGTATATATACGAAGAGAGTGGCCAGACAGAGATACCTACGGAGAGTGGGCGGAGTTTGGTGACCCTAGGTGGAAATATGGGCCAGCCGCGAAGAAGATTGGCTTAGATATTGCTGGTTATGTAGAACTGTTTGAGGAGATAGAAGAAGAGTTAGGTATTAAGGTATTTGAACGCATAGGTGACTCTAGATTCTTTGCAAAGGAAAATGAAAACAACGACGATCTATTTACTGTTTTTGCTGATTATGATATGCATTTTGTCCCATCTGATGGACGGAATGAAGAGTTTGGCATCAACTCCCTTGACGAATGGTTTGCATACAATCCAAATGCAGAGATAGATAAAGCAAACAGACCTATGTGCTACATTCACGAGGACTGTGGGAACCTAATAGATAGTTTAATTAACTACAATAGTAAGGGTAAGACCGACGAACCCTTGAAGGACTTTTTTGACGTAATCAGATACTTGCGAACATCCGCGGGAGGAGATGGGCCTATGCACATTGACAAATGGGATTTTAAAAGTAGTCTAAAATCAACAGGAGGATATTAATGCCAAAAGTAAAATTAACAAAGTTAGCAGAGGATAACGATGTATCGTTTGAAGAAGCTATGGAACTAGCAAAAGAAAAACTGCCCGAAGATTACCTTACTGGTAAAGGTAAGAACACTTGGGTTTCTGAGGAAGGCCAAGAGATACTGTCAAAAGCCTTTGACATTCCAGAGATTGTACCCAAGTACCTTAAAGGTAAGGTACTTCACGATGCACCTAATCCGCACTACGTATATGCGTATGTACCAGAAATAGGAAAGAAGGTACCAGTAGTAATAAGTAAATATTTTGTAGATCGTTTAGTAGGAAAACAAATAGACATTGAAGCCATCAAAGATAATAAAGGCGTGTCATACAGACACTCACCAAAGAAAATACGATGATCCTACTTTGGATCCGCACTGGATATTGGAACAGGTAGATAGATTGCTTGCCTGGGAGATGCTTACTCGTGCATTGACATTTAGAATGCACGAAGAACTCTTACCACAAGATTTATGTGATAGAATTGGAGTCCATAAAGGTTTCGTGTATGAAATAATAAAATCCGCAAGAAAACAATTAAATGCAAACTGATGATTTCCAGTCCTTAACCTACGTAGGTAAGGAACCAAACATTAAAGCTCTGAATGGAGCGTACGATCAAACTTCACAAGAATTAGAGTCCTACTTTGATCAGTGCCGAAATAATTACGACGATAGGCGTAACTATTGGCCTGGAAAAAGTCAAGACCTTAGAAAGCATGGATCAGATGCATTCCCATGGGAAGGCGCGTCTGACATGGAGGCTCATACAATAGATGAGCGTATTACTCGCTTGGTTTCTTTATTTATGTCTTCATTGAATAGAGCTAATGTTAGAGCTTATCCAGTAGAGAGTGCAGATATAGAAAGAAGTAAGGTTGTATCAAGTTTTCTTAAATGGATGACTACATCTGGATACATTCCTAGATTCAAGCAAGAAATGGAGCTAGGTGCCAATTACCTGCTAGAGAGAGGTGTATTAATTACCTATGTAGGATGGAATCGCGAAGACCGAAGATATTTACAAAAACTTAATTTACAGCAGATTTCTCAAATCTCTCAAGAAACCGCAGAGATGTTCATGAACGAAGCTCAAGATGACCTAGTTATATCTAGTTTACAACAGGCATTTGAAGGTGTAACCACTAAGAGGGCTAAGAAAGCAATCAAGAGTTTGCGTAAGACAGGTTTTGCGGAATTACCTGTTATTCGTAGGCAGATAGATGCACCTAATATTAAAACATTGGCTCCAGATGGAGACTTCTTGTTTCCTAGTTATGTTACTGATCCCCAACGTTCACCTTACTGTTTTTGGCGCACTTACTATACTGCTCAAGAATTGGAGAACAAAGTGATTACAGATGACTGGGATGAAGACTTTGTTCAGTACGTTATTGAGCATTTCAAGGGTGTATCAATTGATAGCGTAGAGCGCGAGCAAGAAGGCAGACGTAGCGTTAGCCAAATGGAAGATGCTTATGAAGCAGAAGAGCTTATTGAAATAGTGCATTGCTACCAAAGACTCATTGACAAGGAGGATGGAGCAGAGGGAATCTACGAAACCATATTTCATAGGGACTTTACTGGCGATGATGACGCACAGGGTTATGCTAAATTTCAACTACTGAATGGATATGAGGATTATCCTGTTGTTGTAACTCGTTTCTCTGAGGACAGCAAGCGCTTGTACGATGCAAGTACGGTACCAGATTTACTTCGTGGCATTCAGCAGCAAGTGAAGATTGAACGCGATTCTCGCATTGACCGCGCAAGTATTTCTACATTACCTCCTATAATGCACCCAGTTGGTCAAGCACCAACAGACTGGGGGCCAGGAAGATTTATACCTTACAGGCGTAAGGACGAGATTCATTTTGCGGATACTCCAGACATGGAAGATGTACAAGCTTCTATAGAAATAGAAAAAACATTACTAGAGCAAGCTGACAGAGTAATGGGACTAGATGAAGGTAGTCAAATATCTGGTGTAAGAAAACAGTTCTTTGTTGATAAATTCTTACAGCACGCATCTGAAGTTCTGCGTATGGCATACAGATGCTTCCAGAGATTTGGCCCAGACAATATGTTCTTTAGGGTGACTGGTGTTCCAGATCCAATGGAGTTTTCTAAGGGTGATCCAGATGAAAATTTTGACATCATGGTTAGCTACGATGTATTGAATACTGATCCAGATACTCAAGAAAATAAACTGAAACAAATGGTTCAGCTTATGCAGCTTGATAGAAATGGGCGTATTAATGTAGATACTTTATTGGATGTCCTTGCTGGAAGTATTGATCCTATACTTGCGGATGCTGTATTGCAACCTACGGAGGTAGCTCAAGAAAAAGCAATGAAAGATATTACAGATGATTTAACAAAAATTCATGCTGGTATAGAGGTACCAGCTAGACCTAATGCTGGTCAAGTAGCATTGCAACTAATAGAACAATATGTCCAACAACCAGATATTGCACAAAGGTTGCAAACTGATCAAGGTTTTGCTGAAAGGCTTCAAAAGTACCAACAGCAATATCAATTTGCTCAGATGCAGCAAGTTAATGCAACTCAGTATGGCCAGTTTGGCACTGCTGCTGCTTCTGTTGGAGATGTTCAAACACAAGGAATGGAACAATAATATGGATATACTTGGACAATCAAATCAAAAACCTAAAATGATAGAAGCTCAGCCCCTAATAGGCGGAGAGTTTCCAGGCGTTGATGCTTACCTGGAGAAAGAGAAAGCAGACCGAGATTTTTACACACGGGCTGTTGCTCTTGAAGGAAGAAGTTTAGGTGTCCCAGGTATGGCTCAAATATCTAGAGCTATGGAAAATAGGTTAGGCATAATTCAGTCTGGAGCAGCTGGGCCAGGTAGGTTTAATGTTAAAGAAAATCCAGATTACAGAGACCCTAGCCAATATACAATGACAGATGTACTTAAAGGAGATGGTCAATTTGCTGTTTATAATCCTCAAACAGATATGCTCAACAATCAGAAGTCTCCAGTTACTGAAAAAGATTTGATGAATGCAGCTGAAGCTATTCGCATTGCTTCAGACAGGCAGACTTATATGAATTACGCCCAAGAACAAGAATTGGAACCTAGATCAGTTAACAATACTGGATTTAGAACAGATAAGGCTTTCTTTGATCCTTCCCAGCAAGAAGGAAAATATAAATACGGAAATACTATATTTAACCAATCTGGTTACGTGGATTATTAATTTATGACATTAGAAGAATCCGTAAATACACTAAAGCACCACGAAAGTTTTGGTGCTTTTATTAACAACGTTCACCAGCTTCGCGAAGAAGCCATAGGAGAACTTAACTCCGCTCCAACAGAGCAAGTCCAGCAATTGTCTGGAAAAATATTAGCTTACGACGAAGTTTTGCGTATGTCTAACTACGAAGAAATCCGAAGAAGGTTTTCAGTTAGTTTAGGTATGTAAAACTTATGTTATAATCTGATAATCGCCACCGCTGGCGTAAATAGCGTTATTATATGAACAATGAAGTACAGGCGAACGCTGATGCCGAAAATACAGCGAGATTACAGACAAACGCGTCAGTTTCTGAGTTTGCAAAATTCAGAGCTAACCAATTAATGGGACAGCAGCAAGAGGAAGTTGAAGAACAACCTCTAGCAGAAGAACCAGAGGTTACTGACGAGGTCAATGAGACCGAAGAGCCTATTGAGGAAACTCAAGAAAGCACAGAGGAAACTGAGGCCCAAGATGTTCTTTCTAATATTGATTTGGATAACTTATCCGAAAATGAATTACGTGAACTATCTGAGAAATTGGGTAGTAGAGCAGTAATGCGTTTCGGTGAGCTGACCGCTAAACGAAAGCAAGCTGAAGCTGAACTTTCTGAACTGCGTCAAAAACTCCAAGATTCTGACAATCCTCTCAAAGGAAATGTAGATCAATCAAAAAACCCTTATCGCAATATAAAGTCTATAGAAGAGCTACAAAAGGTAGCTAGTGACGTAGATAGTATTGTTGAGTGGGCGGAAGATACGATCTTCAATGCAGAGGGTTACGGAGCGGACGATGTAGTAACAGAAGTTAATGGAAAAGAGTATACTAAAGCTGAAGTCAGAAAGCAGCTATTAGATGCTAGAAAAGCAGAGAAGAAATTTCTTCCAGCGCAGTTAAAGGTTCTACAAGACAAGGAATACGCAAAGCAAGCCAAGAGTTCCCTAACCGAAAAAGCCAAAGAAGAATTTGGTTGGATTGGTAAAGAGGGTGACGAACTTAATGAAAAGTACAAAGCTATGCTAGACGATCCAAGGTTGGAAGGTCTTGAAGAATTCTCGCCAGAGTTAGCAGCACAATTACCATACTTGTTGGCGCACTCGGCTAACAGCCTTTATGGACGAAAAGTCATCGCGCAAGATGCTCCAGTTCAAAAGAAGGGTGTTCAGTTAGACCCGCCATCTTCTATGCCTGGTAGTGCTAAGTCAGAGAAACAAATCAGTAGTGCTTTGAAGAGCTTAAAGGCTTCTCAGCAAGCATTTCGTGAATCTGGTTCAAAGGACGACTTCATAAAAATGAGAACTATGAGGTTCTCGCAATAAACAATAACATTATTCTAAATTTAAAAAATCATGGCATTTTCAAAAACATTTGACCCAGCCCCAACAAGTGGGCTTAAAGAGGGCGGAAGTATCTCTAATAGAGAAGACTTGTTAGACGTTCTAACAATTCTTGCTCCAGAAGAGACTCCTGTTCTTTCATCTGCTGCTAAATCAAAAGCTAATAGTACTTTTGTTGAGTGGACAGTTGACTCATTGGACGCTCCTTCAACCGCTGGTATCGGTGAAGGTGACGACGTTACTTCATTCACAGATAAGTTCGCTTCACGCGCTCGTTTAGGTAACTTCATTCAGAAGTTCCGTCGCGATTACTTAGTATCTGATCTACAAGAAGCAGTTGACTCAGTCGGCCCAGCTAAAGTAGCTCAAGCAGAAGCTAAAGCAATCCGCGAAATCAAACGAGACATTGAAGCAACTCTTTGCTCTAACAATGACCGAGACACTGAAGATGGATCAAATCCATATAAACTTCGTGGATTAGGAAAATGGTTAGATCCAACAAACACAGCTGGTGGAGGTAACACTGACGTTCCAGACGATTATAAAACAACTGCTGCTGCGGTTCACCAAAATGCAGACGGTGATTTAACAGAAACTGACTTCAATGCGATCCTTACAGAGATCTTCAAGAAGACAGGTACTTCTGAAAACTTAACATTGTTTGCAGATACTGGACTTCGTCGTCACATCTCTGACTACGCTCGTTTTGCTGGAGCAGCTGGAGCTGGAGACGATTCTCTTCGTAAAGTAAACGTTGAGAACGGTGAGGCTTCAATTAAGATTGGAGTTGACTTATATCAGTCAGATCACGGTATCGTTTCTATCGTTAACGCTAACCCAGATTGTATGACAAACGCAATCACTGGCTTTGAAGCTGGTGAGGGTGGTTTCTTACTTAACCCAGAGTACTACGGTGTAGCAGAGCTTATCCCAATGGGATCATCTCGCTTACCTAATCTTGGTGGTGGTGAGCGTGGCTTTGTAGATTGCGCATTAACATTGTTAATGAAGCACCCACAAGCTCACGGTATGATTGAAACCATTGATGCTTAATTGCTTTCGGGAAGGGGGCTTCGGCCCCCGCCCTTTTTTTTATGTCCGAAACACCCAACATAATTACATCAGTTCCTAAGCATTCCGACGGTGAAGTAGACCGCGCGTTTATGAAGGAAATATTAAATGGTTTTGAGATTGAACGCAGAACTGAAGAAGAGCGTACAATGCAAGCCAGGAAGGAAGCTCATGCTTTAAAAGGTACAACGCACCCAGTGCTAGGTAAGCCGATAGCAACTATGCCAGCTCGTGAGTTTTTCCGATTAACAAAAAAGTATGGACACGAACAGGTTCATTCTAAAGAATTTTTACAGTACTATAACAAGAAGTTCCCAGAACTTAGCCCTAATAAAATCTAATGCAAAACGATACATATGCAAATTTAGTAAAGTTAATACAGGCACTCATAGGTGCGGGAACACTGACACTAGATGAGCATCGTAATATATTTCAGTTAGTTAATAGAAGGCTAACAGAAGCCTACAATACTACACAGTCTTGGCCCCGTTACCTTGAGCCTTCGGAAAAGCGAAGGGTATATGCACTGAATGTATCTGGTATTACTGGTAGCGAAAGTCACGTTGATGATCCTTACTTTATTTACGGAGAGGATTCAAATGGATATAAGGTGTATCGCGAGGAAGATACTCACAACGAACAAGGAGGAGTTCAGAGTTACGATATTTTTTATTACGACACTGCTACAAATAAATGGATATTAGCTTATGTAGCTGAGGATAATTTAACAAAAGATGCAAGTACTGGAGTTGTAACAATAACAAGTCCTACGGCCATATGTACTGGAGATACCGTTGGTGCATCTTCTCCAGAAAATGTATTAACATGGACTAATGAAGCTGGGGTAAATGGAACATTGCACGTTGTTGCAGTTAACTTAATAACTTATACTCAGACTGCAAAAGGAAATGTGGCGGAGTTTATTAGGATTCACAGAAATCAACCTTTCTTAAACTCTTCTGAAGTTGAATACGACTTCTTCTTGGATTTAGATGGTGCCAATATTTTAAATATTAGGAATTCAAATGATTCTAGTGCATTCGTTACTTATAAGAAAAGATTGGCATTAGTTGAAATAACTGAAACTGATCCTACACCAGTTGTCACAGATTATACAGAAGATACAACTGATATACCCAAAGAATTTTTCTATTATATTGCGCACTCTGTGTACGCTGATTTCTTGCGTATAGAGCGCAGATATGAGGAGGCATTACGAGAAGAGGTCTCTTCTCAAAACTATTTAGCTCAAGAGCTTGAAAAGCTTGATATAATAGCTAATAACAATAATTTAAAGAAAAAGTTCTCAACGCACTTAAACCGTAATTCTAGATAACAATGGCTAATTCATTCGTAACAAACTTATACCCCAAGCCTACCAATGGTACAACCATGGAGCGCTTACAGGTTACCGCAACAACTGGCAACACTGGTGACTCGTTCCAAACAACCTATGACAAAAACACCAAGTACATAGTTCTTGATGTTCAAGGCGGAGATGCTTTGGTAAACTATAATGGGGATCCGACAGATGCATTAGGACATAGACTTTATGCTGGACGCTCTTACACATGGAGTAAAGTATCAGCAGAAAGAGCTAAGTTCATAAAGGCTGGTACGACAACAGCAAGTATACACGCAACAGAGTTTACTGACTAATGTCCTCTGAAAAATTAGGTTCTGCCAAAGAGTTACTCAAGGGCAACCTTGGTGGATCTTGGGATATTCTTGAAGGCTCTGAGGGAAACTATACCGACTTAGGAATAGCTCGTAGGTTCGGTGGTGCCGCAGCTGCGTACTCATTGCGAGATATTGGTGCAATGAATGGTTCTGTTGTCAGAGTTCGTAGAAGCCCAGAAGATACAACAGATGCGATAGATGACGAAGAAAGATTTTCGGCTAATCAAGTACAAGATGGTACTTTGGAGAGATGGGTAAACGGTGAGTTAGAAAGCACACTACCAGCAGATGTAGACACAGCCGCAGCTGCTTATAGTCTTCGTAAGGTAAAAGCTAGTTATGGAATACCCAATACAGTTGTAAATGGTACAGAAAATTTTCCAGCTACTGTACCTTCAAGTGGAAGCCCAGCAGATATAGGCAATGGGTTTACTGCTCATAAATTTTCCGATGGTGTTGCAGATTCTGAAAGTGTAACAGTTAGTGGAGGAACTATTACAGTTACAGCAATAGCTTCTGGTACTGGTTCATTCTCTGCTGGATGTAGACTTAAAGGTCTTGCTGACGGAAAACAATATACAGTAAGTGGAGAATTTAGGGTAACTTCTCAAGGTGCAGATGGAGGTGGTGTAGCACTTGTAGATATATCTGATGATACTGCTGGTACTGACGAAGACAGTATAACTACTTCATCTACAACATTTACTCCTTTCTTTATAGATGCTGGTTATAATGGTGGTGGTAGTGAAAATTTTGTAGACCTTCAAGCAAATTCAAGTGGAAGTAATAGTGGAACACTAACAGCAGAGTTTCGTAATATAAAAATTATTGAAAACAATAATAGTGCAGTTCGTATTCGCAGAAGCTCAGACGGGGAAGAGGTAGTGGTAGGATTTGATGCAGATAACAAAGTAAGTGCAAGCTCACCAGTAACTGCTACTCCTAGTGGAAGCACAACTGCTACTTCAGTAGCTGAGTTTCTTTCGGAAGAAAGAACTACTTTTATTACAAACCCAGTAATGTCTACTGTAAGCGGTGATGTTACTGTGCTATCTAACGATACATCATCTACAGAGTTTACCTTTACATTTAGTGGGTCAACTGGAGATGGATTTGTTAGACACAATGGAAAACCAAACAACTTAGGAGCAGACATTGGGGATACTGTTTCTTTTGATATAACAGCAAGTGGGTTAAGTCAACAATGTGGAGTCAGAGCAAGAAAAACTGGAGCAAACAATGATGCAATATCACCTGGAATTAATAACATAGATAATGGCACACAAACCATAACATTTACGGTTACTACTAATGGCCCAGTTGGTTATTTTTGTTTTGTAAATTTGGGAAGTGCAAGTACTGGAACAATAAGAGTACATAATTTAAAAGTAGTAGGTAAATCGGCTACTGTCCACACTTGGTACGACCAAGCTGGGTCAAACAATGCAGTTCAAGAGACTGCTGGTAACCAACCAAAGATTGCAGAGAATGGAGCATTGCTTGCTGATGGAATAAAGTTTGATGGTGATAACGATGCACTTAATTTTACAGACCTAACTTTAACCAATGCTTCCATATTTACAGTATTAGATATAGATGGTACTGAAAACTTACAAATTATTCTTGGTGGTTCTACTACTACTGCTACTGCTACTATGATACCTATGATGCAGACATCAAGTACTACTACTCAAGTGTACAAAAATGCTACAGTAGGTGGAGCAGAACAAGGAAGCTCACAATTCAGAAATGCTAAACAAATAACATTAG